AAACATATTTATAGTCCGTCCCACGCGGACATTTTCCCAATTTTGTCCGCGTACGGCGGACAGCACATTGCACAAAGAAAAGCGGTGTCCGCGTGAGAAAGACACCGTTTTGCAAACTATTTCATTGCATTTGTTTACTTTTTAATACTTTTCACAACACATATGCCGAAATTTTTTATGCATTTTTCCTACTTGACAAAAGCGCTTTACCCGACTAAAGTGTTAGTCCGGCCTAATTGTCTATACAATTCCTTAATTATTCACGTTTTCCACCCGAATCTCGTACAATTCTTCCGACATATTTACTCATTTTGCCCGAAAAGTGGGCAAAACCGCCCGATTGTCCGCGGGTCGCGGACACATCGGAAACGGGGACTCACTTTCGTCTGCTAAAGTGTCCGCGTGAGACGGACATACAGTTGGTTTATATGTGTGTAAGGATAAAAATACTTTGATTAACAAAGTTAATTATTTTTATCTGTGTAGCGTTTTGCGCGCCCTCCGGGTGACGGACACGGCGCGTCCTTTCCGTCCGCGCCTGCCCGTTCGGGGTCGTCCGCTCCGCGGACAGCCAGTCATATTATATGTGTAATGTTAGTTATCGCTTGTGATCGTGCGGTTGTCCGCCGATGACCGCCGGAGGCTGTAGCGCTTTGCGCGCATTCCGGGTGACGGATATGGCGCATTCGATTGTTGCTTACCATGTCGCATCCGGTCTTTTTAATGCTATTCCCATAGCATTAGAAATTAATTGAAACATTACTTTATATCCCTCATTGTTAGGGTGTAATCCATCTGAAAGTAGTGTATCTATTGTTATTCCTTTGTTAGAACAATAGTCAATGAATAAATTATAAACGCTGATAAATGGAATTTTATTTTCACATGAAATATTTCTAAGTGCATTGTTAATATCTTCCATGTGAATACTGAAAGTTGTTTCGTTTTTGATTGATGCAGGTATGCAAGCCATAATTATTAAATCTTTTCCATAATTTTTAATTGTTTTAATAGTGTCATTCATATCTGCATACAATGATTCTAAGTTTCCTTTTTCTCTGTTGTTAGTACCAATCATTAAAACGATACAATCAAAGTTATAGAAGGTATCCATGAAATTATTTATAAAGTATTTTAAATCTCCGCTATTAATTCCACTCATTCCAAAGTTTCTAACAATTATATTGAATTTTTCATTCATATAATTTTTAAATAATTGTGCCCAACCATTCCCGTCTAGTGCTTCATACCATCGTCTGCCATCTGAAGTCCAAAGATATTCCCCAATTTTATAATCAGGTGTAGCATTCGGGTTATTCGGGCCATTACCTCTCACATTATAAGATTTCCCATCAATAACGGCATCATACTGTTGAAAACCTGTTGACCCCATACCTTGAGTTATACTGTCACCAACTAAACAGATTCTATAGTTATACTTAGGAGCATTCAATGTTAGATATTTTCCAATAACGTCGATTGGTGTGTTATTTTCCGGTATATCCGAATCTTGTTTATACATTGGAGGGTAATCTTCCTTTGGCCACGAAAAACAAAAATATTTTGCACCGTTTGGAATTTTGATATTCGTAAAATTTTCACTTAATACATAATTTTGGTAACCTTTTACTAATAGTCCTGACGAAGTAGATGGCCTATTCCAAAATGAGATATAGAAAAAAGATTTGTCATTACTAGAAGTTCCCTTTTTTACTGTAATAAAATTCGTTTCATTATTGATTGGTATTAAATTCGATGTTACGAATGATTCATTTTTATCTACAGTACCGCCATTTGTTATCTTATAATTAAATATTGCTTTTGCAGTTTTCAAACCTACTCGTTCATTCATATTAGGTATATTCATAAATATTTGAACTGTTGATTCCTTACTAAAGCAAAATCTAACATATGCCGTATTTATAGGAAAAGAAATTTTTTCCATATTATATGTTTGTGTTCCTACTTCATTCATAAAGTTTATTACATTCATTTCACTATCGAAATATATTACACTAGCATATTTTGTATTTGAGGGTTTTTTCCATGTACCATTGACAAAATATTCATGACATCCTGTAACATTTATATAGTCGGTGGTAGACCAATCATCAATACGTTCTACATCGCCTGTTGTAAGAATCGCAATATTATCAATCTTGCGATAATCTGATATATTATTAATATTTTCTAGTCCACCTAAATTTACCTTTAGTGAATTAATTTGATTTCCCGTAGTTTTAGCATCCGCGGCAGCATTTTCTACCGTCAATGACTTATCAATCGGCGGATTGGACGGATTCGTGATATTAGTTGTCAACCATGCCGCTACTTCGTTGCTTACAGTTGGTTTCAGTAGATTCAGCAGTTCTCCGCTTTCTTTCATTTCTTCGATTTTCTTGTTTACTTCGTTCTGTAAGTCGAGATTTGAAAAATACTGATTGATAAAATCATGTAACGCTTTGTAACTTTTTACAAGTTCGTCCTGCGCGTCAAACATTTCTTTCACTGTCTTAAACAGCACAACAAATTTGTTTTCCAAACTTAATGTCCCATTGAAATCATATGGAATCCCCCGCGCACTTGCGACAACCTCACAAGCCTGTGTAATCATCTGGCCGAAATCTGGCAAAGTAGGGAAATCTGGAATCGTTGGTTTATTTGCCATTATAACACCTCCTTAATAAAATTGATAAAACAATTCTTTACAATCATCACAGATACGCTTGTTAAGATTCAAGATGGTATCGCGGAATCTCTGAACCTCTAACGAGTAACTACCGTCAAATCCCTCATCCTCAATCACATCATTGTTATTTGCATGATACGTGTCATTGCTGTTGGTTTTTGTTGTATTCTCTCCATTGCTTGCCGCACTGTTATGGATGGTATTCTGTCCCCGATCCATCGTAGACGCATAATTCGTTCCGGCGAAATTAATTTGCGGATTATCAGAGTGAATATTTTGTGTATTGTTATTTGTATCGGCTGTCGTTGTGTTTTTTGCTGTGCTGTCTCCCGAGATCACACCTGTTCGCGTATCGTCTTTTGTACTCTGTACTTTCCGCGTACTCTTATGAGTAATCAGCGGGTTGTATTCAAAAGTAATACTTCGGTACAACTGTTCATAGTACGGCATATTGACCGTAAGAATCTTTTTTAGATGATACTGAAATTCTCCGATCGTTTCTAACCCGATCTGTTCCCGAAAATACTGTAAACAGAATGTTTTTTCGAACGTAAGTTTTGCGGTTGCATATTCGGGAGCGGATGCATCGACATAAAACGGAAAGTCAAAATTGAAGATTAAAGGAACGGCGGCTTCAATCATATGATCAATGGTTTGATTTTCAAGTGGGGAAATTACATGATCGGAAATAACCAACTGTTCAATGGTATTCGTCAATGTTTTTGTTTCGTAATTGTAACCGATAAACATTATTCCACCTCACTTTCCGGCGTGTCTTTTCCGTTGTTTTCTTGTGTGTCGGTTTTGGCATTTGTAGTGTCGAAAACATCCGGTCGGTTAATCGGTGTTACCATCTTAGAATTAAAACGTACATGGATATTCAATTCATACATTTTATTGATCGCATCAAGTCCCCTCTGAATGGTAGCCAGATTTCCGTTTCTTGTCAACTCGATCTCTCCATCGTTGTAACTCGTTTCCGCGGAAACCAGCCGTTCCGGTTTTTCTACGCCGCTTGCTTCGATGCCGAGATCAGCTAGACATTCTGCTACTTCTCTCTGTGCGGCTGTATCAAGTTCGTTAAAGATTGGCTGTACTTTTAAATCAATCGTATCAATTTGAATCTGTTTTCGCAGATCGTTTTTTGCTTTGATGAAAGGAATATTTTTTACCCACTTTTGAATAAAGTTGTCAATGGATAACTTCTGCGTAGAATCCCCGCTGATGACAACTGGCGTTCTCTGCTGAATGACGTTTACCCTTGTTGACGCTTTTTTCTCCGCCAAACTCTGCGCGTGCAGAATAATGCTTAGAATTTCCGGTACAGCAAAAGGTCTTGCGAAAATCAACGCGCTTTCTTCTTTGTCCGTCTGTTCATAATACTGACCATTCATAGCGTAGGCAATCCAATCGGTAGGAATCCCATAAATATCGGGTTCACCAACAAGATTCACACCAAAAACACCGTAAAGTCCGGTGATTGGCTCTTTTTTGAACAGGCACATTCCATTCCATAACAGATAGGAGTTGAGCATCCGCGGCGGAATCTCATCCGGTAAACCGTCATATTCATAACGTGATAAAGCTAAATTTACGAACTTGTCAAAAAAGTGCCGGAAATACATTTTTTCTTCCGGTGACGTATTCGGGTTCTTTTCCCAACATCCCCACACTTCCTTGTTGCTCACCCGATACGGGTTATTGTACATAAGATACCTCCTTAATTATTGGAAAGACCATAGTTTCCAACATCATCCGTATGCCAGAACGTAACGCCGCGGTTAAACATTGCCTGCAAAAAATTGATATCATCGGTAACACACGGTCCGTGCAGGCTGCAATTAACCGTTTTGACAAAATTCCAGTTTGACCGCCCCGTAATATTGGGTACTTTAATTTTGTGCGTTGCATAACCGTACATGGTAAAAAAATCGTCGATCGTTTTCGCCATCTGAGCGGTTACACTCATCACATGACAGTAAACTTGACTGCCAAACAATGCGGTAGCAACATAACTTCCAGATGAATTACCTTTTGCTGTCGGTGGAATCAAATCATGGCTTTCTTTTTGCGCATTAATATTTTCGTTCAGTAGATATGTTCCGGTTGCCGCGGTATAAATGCTTTCAACGCCAGCGGCTAAATTTCCGCTTAATGCTCCTACTAATCCCCCGGCTAAATTTCCAATCTGCGATATTGCATTCTGCTTTTTGGAGTAGTCCCATTGCGGACTAGACTGCGCTAGAAAAGCCTGATAGCCGTCATTTGTCCATGCACACTGTGGGAAATTATTGATGATAAAACCGTATTGGGATTTTGACCCTGCTAAACGTTAATATTCACCCGGAGCCACATAGATTGAGCGAATATAAATCATAACGCCATACACCTGCATGGTTAATGCTCCATTTTTACCGTATTCGAAATTAAAAGTATGCTGTATTCCGGAACCATCGTTGACCAGACAATAACAATAGGGATACTGATATAGTTTATTGTTTTTCGGTAGATAGCCGTCAAGTGCATCTGGTTGAACGGTTACTTGTGTATAAGCAGATGCATCTGTCCGGAAACAAGCTTCTGGTGCTTGATATACATTAACAATCGCATCTCCGTTTCCGCTTTTGACGTAATTCTGGATAACTTTAATTAAGTCCGTATATTTTGTTTTCCGAATAAATGTCAAACCAGATAAAATTCCCTGATTGACAATGGGTATAATATTTGCTCCGTTTTCGTCTGCACTCGCGCTCAAACAATACTGCATCGGCCCGAGATTCAAAAGTTTCTGTTCGCTCGGATTGTCCACGTACTCCCCCGTTTCCAGATTTTCTGGCACTAAATTAATTCCGGCATAATCAGCTTTTTTGTCAATATGTTCCCTCTCCACATAGCATGGTTGAAGTACCACATCGTAAAAACTGTTCTGAAAACGATCGGGTTCGAAATAAATCTTGAAACTTCTGTCACTCAACCATTCTACCCTTGTCACAAAACCGAAATACCATTCTTCCGTATAGGGTTTGTTCTGAAAAGCAATATAATTGCATTTCAGAAATTCGCTCTCATTTCCTTTTCCTTTATAAGTCAGTTCTCCCCATCTCACGGGCGCGGATTGCTTAAAAATATGGATTGCTTTTTCTCTTACGTGCGCCAGACAGCCATCTTTTCCATTTTCATAATAACGTACGTGTTCATAGTCATTTCCCCATTCAATCCCACTTGCTAAAATTACCTCTGTCTGCGGGGAAACCGCCGCCACATTTTCCTGCGGCGGCATCGGAATGAAATTATCCATGTTTCCTCCCTCTTACTTAATCTGTCGTAAAGTAAATGGTTTTCGTTTTGGAAGAATCGAATCGGCTTGTAATCACAACCCGCACACTTTCTGTTTTGTTTGCTTTCTGTTTCAGATTCTTCTCATCTTTTGCAATCCGAAGAATGGTTGTTCCCGGGATAACAAACGTATCAGCGGAAGAGTTACCCTCTACTTTTACGTCAATCGCTTGATCGGCTACGCCATTATTAGAAGTAACCGAAACACTTCCGCCGAAATCGACATCTGTTCCGACTTTCGCAAATGCCACGTCACTTGCTGTAATGGAAGAAACAAGGACAGCTTCTGTTGTAAAAACAATGATCGGATAGAACAGGGAATACGAGAACATCTCTTTCACCGTGTACGTGCTGTTCCATCTCAGACCCCGGTTTACATTATCCTGTACCATCATGCGGTACTGTTCACGGATTTTGAAAAACCGCTTGTCAACCAGTACAGCCACGATTCCCTCCTCATCGTTAAAGTTATCAATTAAAACCTGCTGTGCTTTCGGAATCATCCGATCGAGATTATACGCGCTGGCATAACTGTCAACATTCATCGCGGCTTTGGTATCCGGGTCAACAAACAGAAGAATGGTATCTTCTTTTGCCGCCGATGTTGCGCCAGCGAAATTGTACAGCGGGTTCGGGAACTGAATTTTGTCGATGTAACTTTGAATCTGTTTCGCCAGTGCGTTCGCGGATGCTTGATCGGTAACTTTATCAACATGAACCGGATAAATCTGGCCAGCACGTTTTGCAGATGCAATCAGTTCTTTTGCCGTGGTAAACTCATCCCAGTTACAAGCGGAAACGACACTTTCCACTTTTGCCTGAACCAGACTTCTGAGTCCGTAATCATCAAGGAACGCGCCGCGCATATCCTCAAACCAGATCGTCACCGGATAATCGTTGTTAAAATTGATTACATGATACAGCGCCATGATGTAGCTGTCATAAATTGCAGTAGCATCTTCGATACTGATATTGGCATCGTGTGCGTAACCCTGTGCAAAGTTTACGTAAACTTCCTGTTCTCCATTACCAAACGGCATGGCGTTACTGTTCAGTACCCTCAGCGGATTGCGGAACGATTCGGTACTGATCGACTGGCTGGCAATCAGATTTACCAGCGCAGGAACCAGTTCGTTCCGCGCCATTGGGTTGTAAGGGTCGGTTAATGTTTTCGCAATATCGGCAATATTTTCTCGCGTTGCCACCGGAACTCTGTCACGGTAATCAACACTCATCGTCTGCCGAACGGCGTTCAGCATATTAATATTGGTCATATCTAATTTTTCTGCCATTGTTTCACTCTCCTTTTCCGCTTAAAATAAGCTGGGACATATCAAGATCGTTGATACTAGTTGCGGTTTCCTCGTCTGGTGATTTTTTTCCGCCAAACTCAGTTACTTTTGTGATACTTCCGCCATGGGAAAGATCAGACCAGCGGCTTTTGATTTCAGCAACCGCGGAATCATACTTTCCTTTCAGTTCGTCCCGTTCAGCAACCAGTGCGTCACGTTCTGACATCAACGCTCCGATGTCGGTATCTTCTGTTTTGATTCTTTCGCTGATGGCGGCAATCGCATCGCCATGCGTTTCGATGTTTCCAATGTCTGCTACAATTTCTGTCCAATACTCTTCAAGTGTCATGTTAAAACCTCCTTATTAAATTGGGATATAACCAGATTGGCATTTTATGCCGTTTTGGTTTCATTGGATGCGGCGGCTCTGGCGGCTCGGGTTGCTCTCCTTTTGCCAGGTACCGATAGACCATGATCGCGTTGTTCAAACGTTCGGAATCAGATAAGTACCGATTCCCAACAATCCATCCGGTAATTGCAGAATCTTTTGCGTGTTCCGAAATATAATTGAAACACGTATGCGACTTTTCCTGCCGAAAAGAAAGCGTACCATCGTCACTGATTCCCTCCCATCCTTTCATATAGGCGGCAGTCAGTGCATCAAGATCGGTACTGTCACTGTGCAAAAACGCTTGTAGATTTTTGTAAGTACTTGCGGCTCCGACCGAATACCATACATTTTCATATATTAGATATTCTAACTGTGCGTTTCCATCTTCCCGGCTGTACCCTTTGGAATCTAACCATTGGAACAACCGCGTCCGGCGGTCGGTAGAGGAATTATCCGTCCATTGTCCCAAACCATAACCGGGGGAACCGACAACCGTACCTTGCCACAACCCGGGGTTAACCGTGGATTCCTGCCAAAAGTTGCCGCAAATGGCGGCAATGACATACTGGCTGATGCCGCTTTGTACCTCAACCGGATATCGGTACAAATACGTCCATGCACTGTACTGGCTTACAAAATTATTGATGGATACCTGTCTTTCCAGCGGATAACTATCGGTATGTGCCCCCATCGTATACCCGCCGCCATCAGAGGGATTGTAAACCATTTCGGTGTGGCCGCTCCTCCATAAGATATCACCTTTTTTCCAAGGCTGGCTGGCGGTTCCTTTCTGGAATCCCGCGCCGATCAGATACCCATCCATGCTCCGCGTGGTAAACCACGGGTTAGATGCTAAAAAACCGCCGACCGTACAACAGTAACTCATAAGGGACGAACAGTCATAGTAGGTAATACCTCCTACGGTCTGCCCCTCACGATACGTTTGAGAATACCCCACGTTTGGTTTGTTACAAATCTCGATACAGGTATTGTAAGCAAGCGTCAGATCAGCCACGGGTTAAACCCTCTTTTGCTACGTAACCAGTATAGACGATGCCATTTACTACGGCTTTCACCAGATACCATTCTCCAGTATAATACCCGTAGTTTCTAACACTGGTTCCGGTTGGCAACGTCAAGATGACAGTTTTATTCATTCCTGCGCCAACACGCAGATGATAGCGATCATTGGTATGATACGCTCCGGCGATTCTTCGGTCAAAACTACGTGCGGATTCTGTCTTGACGCAACTTTCCATGACTTTATGCGGCTTTTCGTCTACGGCTCCCGCATACCGATAATGCACGGTATTTTCATACGGAAGATCGTAATAAGACCGTACACAGATTTCCTTTCCGGTCTGATCTCCCGTCTGACCATCAATCCCGCCGTTTTCCGACTGGCTGGCGTGGACGATGCGGTTTGCGTCAACCGACATCGTGACATGATGCCCAGCCGCAAGGTGGATATCACCGCGTTTCCACGGTTTGCCGCATTTTACGAAACCAGCGTTTTCCAACTGTCCGCCGAGATTTCTTGTGGTACTGTAAATGCTGATCGGAAAACCAGCATTTGCAAGTGCCGTTCCGACAAATGACGAACAATCATAATCGGGACTGTTCCGGTGTACCTGTGAGTACCCGTGCCGATCATCGGCGGCAATTTGTTCCGCCCATGCAACTGTTTTTTCGATTTTACTCATTGCTTTTTCCTCCTAAGTGCTGGCACAACGAGTTAATAGCGGTTGTGTTCGCTTCTACACTTTTCCGCAGTTCTTCTATTTCTTCCTTGTGCGCGTCTTTTTCTTTCACCAGATACCAGAAAAGTGCGCCGCAACAAACAATTGGAAAACCGAGACTTCCAATTAACTGCGTTACCATAGTTACATCCATGTTTCTACCTCCTTATCCTGCCATTTTAACCAGTCTTCAATTTCACTTAATTTATCACACATAATAAAATTATGAATGAAGCGGACTGGCGATTTACTGTTATACGCGTTACCATCCATAAAAAAGAAATCCCACAAATACCGGATGTGAGACTCATAATTTTCATGTGGGACAAGGATTAACGTGTCTTTTTCGTCCCCTTTATAGCGTACCGTATAAGCAAGATAAGCATTTTCTTTTTTCATCATTCCGACAATCATATTAAAAACGATACTTGCCATCTTTGCTCCTTTCTTCCCGTCCTTGAAAACAAGGAAACCTTTTGACCTGCCAAGGACGGGGCGGTTTGCTCAACCGTGGCAACCCCCATGAAAAAGGTTTCCCCGTATTTTCATGATACTTCTTTTTTGTCCGTATGTCAACTACTTTTGTCCGTTTCCCACGGACTATTTATAAAGGTCAATCCCCAGCAACTCAACCGCCATATTTTTGCTGTCCAGATCGTCAAACCGTAAGTATGCTTTTCGGTACGCGTCAACCAGATTTTCAAATAAATAATCGTAGTGTTCCAACATAACCGTGTTCTGGGTGTGATCCCCGTCCCGAAAAACCGCGACAAAATGACACGATGGGTTATAGTTGTGCGTGATATAGATGTACCCCTCTTCGTAATATTCATATACCCCATAGCTTTTTCCACTGTGTTCGATGGTAAACAGATACCGTGACCGTCCGGTCGGCTTCTGTACAAACACGGCATCGTCAATCAACATCTGATCACCCACGCTCATGCTCTGCATATAGTGGCCGCCGCGGAATGCTTTCAATGCCGGATTTTCCCACATCGCCTTACTGGCACTGTCATTGTGTGTAAATTCACACACAAAACCGCTCCCATGCAGCATTTTGGTTTCTTTCTGATACCGCTTATGGATACCAAAAAATACGAAATAGGGATTGAGCAACGAAATATTATTGGATGCCATCACCAGTTTAAACCATCTGGACTGGCTTCCATTTCCACGGCTGATCGTCAATAACAACGATTGCAGTTTTTCGGATTCCCCTTTTACGTATTGCCCGCTTTCCATGCTAAACTCATCAAACAACAAAAAGTAGATATCCCTAAAATAAGGAGACAATTTTTTTACACTGTCCATCTTACTGCCAAAACTAAACGCGCATCCGAATGGCACACCATCCAGAAAATACCGCACGACATTTCCGTTTTTGTCCAGATTTTTATAAGTAATCACACTTCCTAATTTAGGATACATTCTTAGCATATCTTCATACATTGCCGCAGCTCCCGTCATTTCCCCCTTTGTCCGGAAAACCCATCCTGTCTGCAATCCGTACTCTTTACATAAAATACAGCTTGCCGCGGCAAACGCACTGGTCTTTCCGGCACTACGGTTAGAACACGTAATTGCCACGCCTGCGAAATCACCGTCCACGTCCGGTTCCGTAAATAACCGGATTGGGTTATAATACTGAATTAGATTGCCGTTATCGTCTACCGCTTCAAATTTCACATCATAATCAGCAAAAAGTTTTTCCCATTGAATATCGTTCCAAAAAATCATTGTTTCACGTGAAACATTTTGTTTCACATCCTCCTTTCTATCGTTTTCCACATCCCCCGCTCCGCGTCCCCGCCAGTTCCCGCCAGTCTCTCCGCAGTCAATCTCACGTTTATCGCACGATCATCGCACGTTTTGCCTGCAGAGGGACGGCGGTGAAAGGCAGAGATTCGCTAAGTATAAAAAGAGCTACGCTGGAAACGTAGCTCTTTACACGTATGGAGTTTTTCAAAATACACAAGATATAGTAACAATCAACTACAGGGTACTTAAAACACACAAGTCTACCGTCCGACAGTCGGTGCGCGTATTGCCGTCATATGTATTTAAGCAAACGGATTGAATTTTTCCGTATCGCCAAACTTGTGGACGTTTACAGCGGAAAGGTAAGCGGTAAATCCCTTGTCGCGGCGGAATTTGCTTTCACCGATCGAAAGGAAGAGGTCGACTACTGCGCCTTTGCCAAGTTCTTCAACACTGGAAACGGTGTCGCTTTCTACACCGTCCTCATAAAAGTCAACACGGTAACTGGTCTGCGCTTTTACGTAGAGACCAGATTCGGCACTTTCTTTCGCCGGAATCCACTTTGCTTCTGCGGCGGCATCCTCACCAAACTCTTCGATCATTTTTTCAAAGATGGCTTTCTGCTGGTCTGCTGTGATCGAAGCAGAAAGAACGCTTTTTCCGTCCTCTTCCCTTGCATATTTTATAGTCACGTTGTTCAGTTTCATTTTTGCTTTGCTCATGATTTTTCTCCTTTTGATGAAATTGTTTGTTATGCAGAACCGCGGCGCTTTGCTTTGATCATTGTCTTATCTGGCCACTTCCAGACCGCGGTTGTGTGCTAATTAGTCGTCCAGTTTCTTTGCTTCGGCAAAAAACTGTTCGTCCGGCATCTCGTAGCGGGCGGATACGGTATCGGTTAATACGCAGATGGAATCCTCCGGAAAACCAGCGGCGATAACTGCGGCGGTTTTTGCTTTCTTCGATTTCAGTTCTTCTGTATTCTCAAAAGAGCCGATCACCTGTTTTGTGTTTCTTTCAATGACAGAGTAAATAAATTTTTCGATTTTTGTTCTAACCATTTTTTCTTCTCCTTTTCTTTATGTGGTTATTTATTCTTACAAGTATTATAATAGCACTTACTACAAAAAAAGTCAATGGTTAAAATAGAAAAATAAAGAAAATATCCAAAAACAAAAGCAGGATTGCAAAGTCGAGTTCTTCCTCATGTAACGCCCAGATCGTTGATAATACTAAAAACATAAAAAATACAAAATATCTCATATCGTCTCCTATTCCGGTAACAATCCGTCCTGAGAGTTTACCAATACTTCATAGTATTCATTCGATACACCTAAGGTATAAGTGGTATCAATGATTCCAATGTTACTAGCCGTTAAAATTTCTTCCCCGTTTACTTTGATGTAATGGGGTTTCGAGTTGTTAAAGCAACTGATTGTCCGTCCGACATTTTCCATCCGGCGGCAGAGACGGAAATTATTACAGCACTTTAAGTTTTCCGCTCCAAGTTTCTTATTCATGCCAGCGACCGTAGACGTAAAACGCACGGGGTCTTTGCCAGACTGCGCCGCTTTTTCGTCCCATTCCACGCCGCAGTATTTTTTCGCGCCAAGGGTCTTGAATTGGATATAGAGGTCATCCATATCCCAAACGCCTAGAATGTAACGGTTCTCGCCAACGTCACAAAAAGCAGGAATGTCGTTTTCGATTGCACGTTTTCCCAGTATTTTGTTTTTGTATTCAAATTCTTGAATATGTGTCTCGGGATGCAGGAATTTGATACTATCGGTATCACAATATACAACATCCATTCCAACCACGTCCAGCATATCCTGTAACTGCTTTCTTGCATGGGCGGTAACATAGATTCCCCATTGATAGTGCAAAAAGCTGTTTTTTCCCCCGTAGTACGTTTTCAATGCTTTTTCCGCATCTGCTTTTTCCCGATGCCATTCACCCGTAACAGCATCCATTGCCCATTCGTCCTGCAAAAGATCTGTGACGCACATTCCGAACGTACTGTTTAATTTGTTCTTGGATTTCATATATTCATACACTTTATCGGGGTTTCCTTTTAACTGGCTTTTTGCAATAAAAAATGACATCATCGTTTTCCGCATACTATCCGGTAACTTTCCGCGCGCGGCTACGTAGCACTCCGAGACAGTAAAGAAATCATAGTCATATTGATTTTTTATGATTGACAGGTCAATTTCCGTCATTGCAATTTCACAGCAATCAATAGACAATACGCGTCCATTATCAATCACGCAGTCTTTCCCGTGCTTTTGGCACTTTGACAGCGGGATATACGGAACGGGGATGTTTTCTTTCATACGCAGGTTGTCAAATTGTACCCGCATGATAACACAACGCGTAGCACACAAGTTGTCAAACTGTTCCTGCGATGTAATCTC